ATCTATCTGAAACAGAAAAAGAAACTTACTACAAAATATTTACACCAGAAAAAATCGATACGTATCGCGTAATCAATCACGAGACAGAAACGCTCGTTGATTCGGTAGAAAATGCTTTAGGAAAAATACCCGCTGTGTTTTTACCCGCACAAAGATCAGTGGTTCGCGGAATTGGTATCAGTGATCTATCAGATGTTGCTCATATGCAGCGAAGTATTTATCAAGAATACTCAGAAATTGAACAAATCATAAGAATTTCAAACCATCCTACATTAGTAAAAACGTTTAATACAGAGGCTAGTGGTGGTGCCGGTGCGGTCATCAATCTTCCAGATGATTTGGATCAAGGCTTAAAACCCTATCAAATACAGCCGAGTGGTTCTAATTTAGATGCGGTTAGAAACGCAATATCTGACAAAGTAGAAGCAATCAATCGAATGGCTCATATGGGTGCAGTTCGCGGAACTGAGGTCATTACACAGTCGGGCGTTGCAATGCAGACTGAATTTGAATTACTTAATGCAAAGCTCAGTGAAAAGGCTGATATATTAGAACTGGCAGAGGAGCAAATGTGGACGTTCTTTTGTGATTGGCAAGGTGTTAAGCCAGATGTTGAAATAAGTTATCCAGACTCTTTTGATATCCGAGATTATGAAAAAGAATTAAATTTCTTGCAGCAGTTAAAGGCATCGGGAATTCGATCCAATACTCTTACCAAAGAAGTTGATAAAAAGATTGCTGATCTTGTTCTCGATGATGAAATACTTGATGAAGTACATACAGAGATTGAGGGTCAAACAAGTGACGGAGTAGGGCAGTTCTCAGATGAAAATGAAGAGGCAGAGATTGAAATATAATGGCTGCCGATACAGATTATGCTGATCTTTTAGACAGGTTAGCAGAAAGCCATCAAAAGCGTTTAGCAAATGCGTTAATTGAGTTAGAAAAGCAGATTGCAGATTTAATGACAACTGCACCTTTACGTGATGGTGCATTGTTTGATTTGGAATGGGCATTGTCAGCAAGGACTGATATTCGGAGATTGCTTGATGAGCAGTTTCTTTCAGAGGTTCAAGAAACAATAAAAGATTATCGCAAAGTCGCAAACAGCACCCTTACAATGCTGAGAAAATACGGTGACTTTACACAGGTTGATGCAAGCGTTGTAAATCAATTGCAGCGTTTATCCTTTCAAGGTTTTGAGGCTATCGCAAACGAATATTTAGATATACTCGCAACTGAGGTGTATCAAAACACCCTAACTGGCAGAGCGTTAAGCGAGTCAATAGAAAACCTACGAGGTAGCATCAACGGCATCTACAAACAAAGTGATTCGGTAGAGGCAAATCGATTAGTAGCGTTAGCTGCAAATGGCACTGAAAAACAAAAAGCAGATGCAGTCAAAAAATTACAGACTTTATTCGGTCGAGATCGTTTGGGGAGAAATCTAAAACGATACTCTACTCAAATGATGCAAGATTCACTTATGCAATTTAGCGCATCTATTAACACCGCAATTGGGAAAGAGAGTGGTGCAACAAAATGGAAATATTACGGATCGAATATCGAAGATACGCGAGAGTTTTGTCGGAAGCGATCTGGGAAAACATTTACGTTAGAACAAATTGAGAAAGAATGGTCGGGAACTTGGAAGGGTAAAGCACCAGGTGATCCGTTCATAGTTAGGGGCGGTTATAACTGCCGCCATCATTTTAGACCAATATTTGAGGACTGATTATGCCAAAGGGTAAGGGTACTTATGGGTCGAAAGTTGGTAGACCCAAAAAGAAAAAGAAAAAAATGGTAAAGAGATAAATTTTAACTACTCATAAGAGGTGCGGAACATGTCCGAAGAAAACATGGAAAATGTGACACAAGTTGAAACTGAAACAACGGCAGAGCAAATACAGGAAAAGACGTTTACACAGTCAGAGATAGACAAAATTGTCGCAGATAGGTTGGCAAGACAGGAGCGAAAATTTCAAAAACAAGTTGGTGATATTGATCTTGATCAAGCACGACAAGTTTTGAAAGAGCGAGAGGAAGCCGAACTCAATCTAAAAAAAGAACGCGGTGAGTTTGAGGAAATCTTAAAGACTACGGTAAGCAAGAAAGATCAAGAAATCAGCGCATTGCAAAGCAAATTGCAGCATACATTAGTGGATGGTGAATTAATGAGCGCAAGTGCTAAACATAACGCAGTTTCCCCCGATCAAGTTTCGACTCTTTTAAGGCGCAATATTCGTCTTGCAGAGGATGGGACGGTTGAGGTAACGGATAGCAAAGGTGTTGTCAGATACAGTGACAAAGGCGAGTTATTAACAGTTGATCAAGCAGTCTCAGAATTTTTAAACGCTAATCCTCATTTTGTGAGGGCGCAAAGCGGTGGGTCTGGCACTTTGGGTAATTCTGGCAAAGAGGCTTACGTCAAATCAATGAAAGCCACTTGATATAAAAAAGGAATAGAAAAATGGCTGCAACAACTTCAACAACTTTAGACGATCTGTTTGCGAATATTATCTTACAGGCTCGTTTCACAGCAGAGGAACAATCCATAATGCTTGGATTGGTAACAAACTATAACATCGCGGGACAGGCGGGCAAGAGCATACAGGTGCCTAAATATCCGTCTCTGTCAGCGGCTGATTTGACCGAGGGGCAAGATATGTCTAGTTCAACGGTCAGCACTTCAAGCGTGACAGCAACAATCAAAGAGGTGGGTGCTCAAGTATTACTTACTGACGTTGCTCGGATGGGCGCGGGCAATCCCGCTGTAGAATTGGGTACTGTATTGGGTAATTCTATCGCGAAGAAAATGGATCAAGATTTGATCGCATTGTTTGATGGATTTAGCACATCACTAGGGGCTGCATCACAGGAGATAACGGTTGCTGATATATTCAAAGCAGCGGCTACTCTTAGGGCTGCAAACGCACCAGGATCAGTGGCAGCAGTGTTACATCCTTTCCATGCTTATCAGTTACAAGCAAACCTCACAAACACATTTGCTAACCCAAATGGCGGTGATGCACAAAACGAAGCAATGAGAAATGGTTTTGTTGGTTCTTTAGCGGGAATTGATATTTATCAATCATCAAACATCACAGTTGATGGTTCGGGTGATGCTAAAGGTGCGGTTTTTGTACCAGAGGCACTTGCCATAGCGATGAAGCGTGACTTTGAGATTGAAGTACAAAGAGACGCTAGTTTGAGGGCAGACGAGCTAAACGCGACAGCCGTTTACGGAATCGCGGAGCTAGACGATTCATACGGCGTGGAAATGCTGTTTGACGCTACATTGTAATGATAAATCCCCCACTTTCGGGTGGGGGTTTTTACAGGGTTAAATATGGCAAAGTTAAGACGAACACCATCAATCACCACAAAATCTGGGGTAAGAATTCCAAAAAAATACTTATCTGGATTGAAAGGTGAGGAACGCAAAAAACGAATTAGACAACTTGAGCGCATGAAAAAAAGCGGCAAGTTATTGGGATCATTAGCGGGTGATTCTAAAAAGAAAAAAACCAGACGAAGTAAACACACCATCGCATTTGAGAAACGATTTGGCAAAACTAAATAACGCACAAAGAACTGCACTACAAAGAAAAGCAAAGGCAGCTAACGCGCCTTTTAGTGCATTAAAAGCGATCTATCTAAAAGGATTAGGCGCAGCAGTCTCATCGGGTCGCAGACCAGGTGTTTCCCCTAGTGCCTGGGCAATGGCGCGAGTTAACAGCGTTTTGACAGGTGGGAAGGCAAGACAAGTTGACGCATTGCAATGGGCAAAAATTAGAGAGTATAGAAAAAAGAGACGCAAAAAATGATTGTGTATCGAGGTGAGCGATTTGAGGGTTACAACAAACCCAAACGCACTCCAAAGCATCCAACAAAATCTCATGCTGTATTAGCAAAACAAGGTGAAAAAATTAAGTTGATTCGTTTTGGTATGAAGGGAGCAGAAAACAAACCACCACGAAAAGGTGAGAGTGAAGCAGACAAAGCAAAAAGGCGAAGTTTTAAAGCGAGGTTTGCAAAAGATATAGCGCGAGGGCGCAGAGATAAAACAGCATCGGCAGCATATTGGGCTGATCGAGTTAAATGGTGATCATATGGCAATGAGTACAGATTCGGATTTATTAGATATTGTTCCCGATATTTTAAGTTTTGGTATTGATAGTTTTGCAGACGAACACGCAAGGGCGCAAGCAGACATAGAACGCCATATAAGGGCTGTTTGGTGGGATAAGAGAGGTTTTGCGGGTGAACTTAAGCCTCAGTACCTTACCGAGTCACAGTGGACGAGATCGGCTGTTTATTTGGTGCTTTGGAAGTATGCACTACCGCAACTTACTAATTGGGTTGATAACGATAGATTCTTAGGAATGATTGATTTTTATAAATCACGCTACGGTGAGGAAATCGAGGCAGTGTTTCGTGATGGCGTTGAATATGACGATGATGAAAACAGTGTTATTGATGATGATGAAAAAATACCTATTAATGATGGTCGTTTAGTTAGATAATGCAGTTCACAGTTAAAGTTGAACCCACCCTTGATAAGATTATTAAAAGGCGTGGTAGAAAATTATTAAACAGTACAAAAAAAGCATTATCAATTACAGCGCAAAAAGGTGTGGAGATCATTCTTGATCGCACTGAAAAAGGCATTGGTTTTAAAGGTAAGTTTAAACCTTACAGTAAACAATATCTTATACAGAAATCTAAAAAAGATAAGACAGGCATTGTCAATTTGATGATGACAGGGCAGATGCTAGGTGCGATGACAACCAAAGCAAACCGTAAACAAGCAGAGATATTCTTTGTTGGTAGAGAACAAAATAAAAAAGCAAGTTTTAATAACAAAAATAGACCTTTTATGGGATTCAATAAACGTGAAAAAAAGCGTTTAGCAAAAGTATTTGAGAGACATTTGACATGAGTAGTAGAGAAAACATTGCAAAGAACATTGTTGATACGCTCAAAACAGCAGTGCAACCGATACGGCTTGCTTTTGTAACTCGTCAGACTTTTGATTTTGATAAATTATCAAACAGGCAGTTTCCAGCAGTTTTAGTGAGAACAGCAGACGAAAACAGAGAAGATTCAACACTTGGCGGTACGCTTGGAAAAAGAATGTCAACAATAACATATGACTTGGTATGTTTTGTTAAAAGTAAAGAAATTGATACAGCAAGAAATCAAATCATCGAAACGATAGAGGAGATTCTTGATGTGGATAGAACTCGCGGTGGAAA